TCAGTTCCGCGTAACGCACTGCAAACCGCCGTTCCATGGCTTCCTCCTTTCCGTGGGTTCCATCCAACGGAAAGGCGTTTTACAAAACAACTTAGATCCGATCAAGACCAATACACAGTCAAACTAGGCGTTCACCGCAGAATTGGCTCCGTGCTTGCTCGACCCGAAACGCCAGGTAAAGCCGAGCCATCTCCTCATCCCGCTCTGGGCAACTGCTGAGTGTATCCCAAAGGGCGAGAAGGTGGTAGTCATCCATCACGTCGAAATCGCCTCGCAATCGGAAGAAACTGGGTGCGTAGCTGTGGGGCACAGCCGCCAAGACGAGGCAGCCGGCAGCAGTGTTGTCGCCGCCGGTCAGGTTCAGTGGCCCGAAAACCATTGCGCCCGTCTCGGGGAGCGGGCCCTGCTGGGCCGGTGCGCCGCCAAGGCGTCCGGTCGCCAGTCGGCGCGACGCTCGATATAGGCTGCCAGTTCCTCTGGCCGTACCCGGATCGCGCGGCCGACCTTGAAGGCTTCGATCTGGCCGGCTTGACACAATTCGTATGCGACCCGCCGGCTGACACGCAGCCTTTCGGCCACGTCTGCAACCGTGAGCGGCTCGTCACCTGTCTGTACGGGCCGGTTAGCTGCTGCGCCGCCCGAGGCATCCAAGGTGCGTTTCATCATGTCGGCCAAGACAAGGCAGCCAGCAGCCGTCCTGTCGCCCTCCGTCAACTTCAGATAATCGTCGTACTCTCGGACTACGGCATCGTTCATTGCTTGTGTTTCCCGTTCACGGTATGCAGGCGACCGTCGGCCCATGAGCATTCAGCCCGATTCTCAGCACCGACGATCACACATTCAGTAGAACAAGATCATACCGTTCCATACTCGGTAATACTTTCCAAAAACGAGTTCCGCTTTGCCTTCCCTTGCCAACTTCTTGCCCAGCTCAGGGTCGAGCGGCCCGCCCTCGGGTGGCTGTCGTCGCCTCCGACGTTGAATCGGAGGAGGAGCTTGGACTTCACGCCGTCTCAGGAAACCTCCAAAATCTTCTGGGCTGATCCGATAGCGAGGCCGGTGTCCATTGCCGACATTTACTGCTCGCAGTTCGGCTCTCCGAATCCAGCCGAGTACCTTCTCCGGTGAGACTCGAAGGCGAGTGGCGATTTCCGTCGTGGTCAGATAGCGAGGCGGCTGTTCTGCCATATTGTAGGCTTGCAATAGGTGGAATCAAACCGGCAGCCCTTGAAGGGGTCCGCGTCGTGGCCTTCGGGTACACACGGGATATGGTCATACTACAAGCATACTTCACGCACCATGCAAGTGAAGCCCTACTGATCGTCCTGACCTCCAACCGTCGAAAGGAGCCACCCGACAAGCAACCCTGATTCCATGTCTCTTGCGTTTCTCTGATTCCATTCACCTGTTTCGAGGTACTTTCGATGTCCAAGAAAACGAACCCCAACCCCGCTCTGGTTCCCATGAACCTGGACCAACTCCCCACCACCCAGATCGGCACCGACGACCAGTTCACCGATCTCGCCAACAGCGCCGACGGCATCGGTCGCCTGCAACTGTTCACCAAGGGCAAGGCGGTCAACCGTAAGATGGTCGGCCCCGGCAATTACGGCATCCCCGAGTCCGACGACGAAGTGATTGACCTGGGCGACCACATCGACATCCTGCCGTTGGCCCGGAGGCCGAAGGCCATCGACATGACCGACGCCGAGGCGATCATCGTCAACTACGACCCCGACACGGCCGAATTCAAGCGGATGGCCGCAACGTCGCTGGAAAAGGAAAGCCACTGCATGTACGGCCCGAGCTTCCTCGTCTACGAGCAATCAACCGGCCGCTTCCTGGAGTTCTTCTGTGGCAACAAGTCGAGCCGCAGTGAGGCCAAGAATCTCTACCCGTACCTGCCCCTGTCGCAGGCCGACATCGACGCCAAGGCGGCAAAGGGCGAGGACGTGAGCGGCTTGGTGCCGCACGGTCCGCTGCCGGCGACGCTCAAGAGCCGGCTTGTGGAGAAGGGCACCTATTCCTGGCATGTTCCGGTCGTCGTCAAGTGCGAAGAGGCGTTCACGCCGCCACCGCCGATGGATCGCATCGTGAAGGAACTTGCATCCTTCTTGACGACCAAAGGCAATAGCGTGGATCGCAGATAAGAACAGACCGGTTATTGTGTCGATCGAGCGGCTACTCCCCGCCACCGCGGGTGAGCCACGACCTGACTGACCGGCAGGTCTTTTTGATTCTCAATGGCGGGAAAGAATGCCATTGTCAGGAGATTTATGCCCAACTGGAGAGCGTCTGCTGGAGATGCCACGCCCCAGGCGGCTGGCTTGCTGTCGACCAGCGGATGGCCCGGTCGTCACCGGCCACCCGAGTCCAACCGGCTATTCTCCAAGGCTTGCCCGACACCAGTAGCCGGTTTCATGGCCGCCGTAGGCACTTTCATTGGCCCTCATGGCGTGAACGGATCGTTGTCAGGCCAGCCGCACGCCAGCAGGGATTGAGGTAGACTGGCCGTACCAGCGGCCGACGCGGTAGCGGGCTCCATCTTCGGCCGGTGTAAAGTCGTGAGCACCGGCCAGCTTCAATTGGCGATGCCGCACGGCGGCAAAAGTTGATCCGCCCCGGAATCGCGGTCCGCGGGAACGGGACGACATTCGAGCGCCGAATCAGCGCCGAATCAGCGCCGCAACAGCGCCGAAGCAGCGCCGGATTCTGGAAACTTAGTGTCGTAGTGTAGGCATGAATCGACCCTTGGATACCCCCAACCACCTCAATGGGAATCAATTTTCAGACGCGCCTTATGCCAGGGAAGGGTCTGGTCGGCCAGCGACACCCGCGAGGCGTCCAACAGGTCGGCGCTGGTGGTGTCGGCGTTGATGAGCGCGCGGCCAACGTCTGTCTTGGCGATCCGACGCAGCCGGGCCTCGTCACCTACATCGACATCGCCGATGCCGAAGGTTTCTCGTCCTACCTGTCAGTCGCGGCAAAACTGGGGGCCAGTTTCGCGGAGCCGAGCGGCCGCGGCAAGCCCGGGTCATCGACAGACTTTACCACCTCCATACATTACGGAGGTCCATCCTCACGCCCCACTGCGGTCAGCGCTGGCATCGGCGATGTCGCACGACTGGATGGGTTCCGGCGGCACATCGCCGAGGTCGATGTTGTTGAGCGAGTGGGTGATGGCCGCCCCTCACACTTCGTTGGCGGCCCAAGCCACCACGATGCCATCCGAGTCGCGAACCTCGCAGCCGCAGGCTCCGTTGCGCCGGCAGGAGTAACCGCTGGTTCCCCCAGCGTCATCAGACTCCTTTTCTTTTCCAAGGTCGCCGCGGAAGTTGTGATCGGGCACGAATTGCTCCGTCACGCGGAAGGATGCGACTCACCCTCGCGCACAAGCTCGTCGAGCATTGCATCTATGGCATGACGGTCTGGAACCTGGAAGGATGGTCTCCAGAACTCGCGCCAGTTCGGTGCCTTGAAGAGAAGATCGAATTGTTCTTGTGTCGCGCCGGTCAGAATCCAAATCCCTATGCCAGCGCGCTCCCATTCGGGCCACTTCCGCCTTTGTGCCCGAGTGAACGAGTACCCGTCAGGTCGCTTGACTTCGACCCATCGCGCGCCCCACTTTGGATGGTGACAATACAGGTCTGGGATGCCGGTCTGAAATGCGTTTGCCAGCATACGTTCGACGTGCCAGCCGCGGGCTCTCAGGTACTCGACAAGCTGACGCTGGATGTGCAGTTCCAATTTGTCTGCGCTCACTTATGGTCTCCCCTATGTTCCGCCGTTGAAGGCGCGCGTTTGGGCACTGATTGCAGGTGAGTTGATTCTGCGACTCGACGGTCCCAATCGTCAGCCTCCTTCGCGTCTGCACCTGTTAATAAACTATAGCTCAGGACAGCTTGGGCATCTCTTCGATTGGGGGCGGGCTTGCCAACATCTTCCGCAGTCGGCCCTCGTAGTTCCTGAAGATCCCGGCCCTGAACGTTGCGCTGACGCCCCGCAGCCAGAACGAGACGAAGACGGCGGCGGCCTTGCGGACGTGAATCTCATTCCCATTTGTCCGACATATACGGCATCGTGCTTCCAGTGGAGGCCCAGCCGGCAAACCCACCCGCGCGCGACTTGGCGATCATACCGGTATTGCCCGCTGACCTGGAGCGTGCAGCCCCAACCAACGATGCGGCGGCGGCGGTCGATGTCGTGCCAGCGATCGTGCAACTCGTCGTCGGCCAACCACGTCCGATGGTAGCTCGATGGGTCCTCGAAGACGATGCGATGGTCGTCGTAGCCAATGGCGACGACCCAGTGGCCGTCCTGCCACAACTCGCTGTAGGGCCGATTGCTTTCGCGGTACGCTTGCAACGTCAGGATGGTGGGCCACCCCTGGTCGATGCCAGCCCGCAGGTGACAGGCCCGCATGTGTTCGCCTGCCTTGAACGGCAGGCCATAGTAGCGGTACACCCGCAGGACTCCTGTAGTACCGGTGCCGTTCTTGGTGGTCTTGGCCAGCAGGGCGATCCGGTCTTCGCGCTCTTCGACCCCGGCGTAGACGAGGGTTGAGGCCAGGCCGTTGGAACCGCAGTCGAAATTGAAGACCTGTCGGGTCTCGGGGTAGATCAGAACTTTCATTGGACGGGACCCACGGGTTGGAACTCGTCGGTGAGAAGGACGCCGTTCAGGTGGTCGATCTCGTGCTGGATGATATGGGCCTCCGGTCCCCTGAAGGTTTGGCCATCCGCCAGCGTTATCTCGTAGTAGCGCCGCTTGCGGACGAAGGTGTCGGGCAGACTCAGGCAGCCCTCGGCCGGGAAGTAGGCTTCCCGCGTGCCGACGATCTGCGGGTTCACGAAGGCTTGGTTCCAGTGGGTGATGAAAAGCCGGGCGTCGATGCCGACCTGCGGGGCCGCCAGACCATTTTCTCCCGCAGCTAGAAAAACATCTGGTTGATCCCGCAAGGGGCGTCGTAGGGCGGTGCAGGCTTACCCGCCGGCATCTTGGTTGCGTCCAGCCCTTGATCCATCGTCGGTAAGCAGGGGCAAGATAGTCGGATGACGGCCCGAGTGGAGGCACCACGGGACTCCTGCGGGTTCTAGTCTAACGGCCGATCGGCCACTCATTGGCAGCGCGTTTGCACCACAGCCGGTTGTTGGGGTCGGATTGTTGGGAGGCCCAGCGATGCCAAACTGCATCAAGCGGTGCGCGAATCCGGGCACAATTCGGGAAGATCGCCCCAAGTCCTGGCTCGCATTGTATTGAGGACTTGTTCCGGGCAAATATGGTCCAAGTACCGAACTGTTGTCACAATTGAGCGATGGCCTAACTGCTTGGCGATGAGTCCGATTTCTACTCCCTCCTGCCTCAATTCACTGGCACAACAGTGCCTCAGTCCGTGTGGATGGCAGCGCTTGGCAATCTTCGCCTTCCGGCCTAGACGTTTCATCAAGGCCCGCAGGTAAGCTGTCGAGAGCGACCCACCAGTCAGCGTGCAAAACACGGGCCTCGATGCACCGATGCCGAGAGCGGTCCGCCGATCCAACCACCGCAGAAGAATGGACCACGCCCCCGGGTCAAGCCCGACGACGCGCGCTCTATCGCCCTTGCCATGCAAGACCCGCAAGCTGCATCGTTGCGGGTCAAGGTCCTTTGGCAACAGATCGCAGGCTTCCGAAACCCTTAATCCCGCCCTGTAGAGAATAGCCAGCAATCCTTGGTTGCGGATGCCGCTTGGGCCCTTGCTGCAAGCCTTCAGAAGGCCGATTACTTCCGCCTCAGTGAGCGTTTCGACCGGGAACCTGATGCCTTTGTTGCTGGTCTTCAAGGTGCTAGCCTCCTTCGGGTGGTGACTGCCACGCTTCTTTATAAGAAGCGTAACTCTATACATCGACGATAATCACCGCTCCAAGAGAAGCCAAGTGTCGGCACTTCTTTCCGGTGCTGCTTTGCCACGTAGCATCCCGGCAGCAGATTGGCCCGCGAGGAACAGAGGTCCGCGGACCCGGAGGTGGGCGACCACCCGCAGGAGACTGGAAACGGTCCGCCGCGGGGCTATTCATTGCCGCCTTGGCGGCTGGCCACCACGTTTACAAGTCGCCTGCGGGTTGGGCGCTCCGCTGACGGCCTCGAAGCGTCTGGGAGGTCGTCCAAGACCTACCCTGCCCAACGGACGCATCCAGCGCGATCCAGGGGCCTCCACCAGCGGCCGACCCGCAGGAGACTCATAGACGGTCAACTGTAACGCCATTGCCATTGCCATCCTGACGACCGGCGTTCAAGAATACGGGTCTCCTGTGGGTAACGCGCAGAGCAACGTGCCATTTGCGTGTGCCCCAGGAGGGCCCACTACACGCCATACAGTCCGACCCACGAGATTAGACACCACAGAGTCCACGCCGCACGGCGTACTGATTCGCTGGATGTGTAGGTTCGCAGGTGGCCGCCGCCAACAGCGGGATTCGCAAGCCACCCCCCAACCCCGTCCCGTGACCTACACTTGAGGGGTGGGTTGTGCCGGACTCGTGCCGATGCAGGTCCTCTGATGCAGGAGTCGTACACCGAAGTCGCCGTCTCGCCCAGGATGCAGGGCGGAGAGGGGAGTGACTGCCTGTGAGCGTCGTTGACGCGGCAAGAGGCTTTAAGCTACCTGTGAATCAGCACTTGCAGTCAGTCACTAACACTAACAGTCACACTTGGACCCGTTTCGACTCCTGGGTTGCTACGCTTGTATCGCGCAGAGCACCAATGGCAAGCCCCCTGTGAACGCCTGTGTGCCCGTGAGTTAGAAGAAGTGATTCCCCGCCGGCTGTTGTGCGCCTTGCCGACAGTGTTGCTGGTCTTGACGCACGCCCGAACCGATGAGGTAGACCATGAGTGTCAAAGTCAGCGAAGCCCTTCATGCCTTCCTCCATGCCCGGAAGAAGCCGGCCAATGCCGACTTGATTGAGCGTTGGTCGATTGAGATGGAGACCCAGGTGAACGTCGCGCCCGGCGATGGTGAGCCAATGGCCGGCAAGCGATCCACATGGACGAACGGGATCAACTCTTGGCACAACATAAGAGTCCCAAAGAACGCCGACAGCGAACCGTGTTGGGAGGACTACATCCTCGGCTACTCGTTCTCCGAGCACGCCGAAGGGATCGGCATGACGGGGTGGAAATGGTCCTCGCGCCGCTCGCTCTGGTGTGGCTTCGACTTTGACACTATTACCAGCCACGCCAAAGGCATTGGCGTGTCTGATGAAGAACTGAAGAAAGTCAAGGATGCGGCCTGCGCCCTGCCGTATGTTCAAGTCCGCAAGAGCACCGGAGGCGCAGGCATACATCTCTACTGCTACCTTGACGACGAAGGTGTGCCGACCGCAAACCACACCGAACATGCAGCCCTCGCCCGTTGCCTGCTCGGCATGATGGCTGCCGAGACGGGCTTCGACTTCGCCAGTCAGCTTGATGCCTGCGGCCACGTAATGTGGGTGTGGCATCGCAAGGTGTCGGCTGACAATCATGGACTAGAAATCATCAAGCCGCACGCCAAGGTTCTCTCGCTGACCGATCTTCCGACCAACTGGCGAGACCACATCGAAGTCGTCAAGCGCCGGCGGTCAAAAGTTCGCATCAACGCCCTGACGGCCGAGGCCCTGGACCCATTCGAGGCCCTGGCTGCATCCCGAAAGATCATATCCCTGGACAATTCGCACAAGGCGCAGATCGCCGTCCTTCAGCGATCCCACTACACGACGCTGTGGATCGCCGACCACCACCTGTTGCAGACCCACACCAAGGCCCTAGACGAGTTGCTCAGCAGCCAAGAAGGCAAGGAACTGGGGCTGATCGGCGTGTTCCAGACCATTTCCGAAGGTCGTGACCCCGGAAATCCGAACTGCTTTCTTTTCCCCTTGCCCGAGGGTGCCTGGAAGGTTTGCCGATTCTCGCCCGGCGTTACGGAAGCGGAAACGTGGACTCAAGATGGCGAGGGCTGGACCACCTGCTATTTCAATCGTCGTCCCGACTTGGCGACGGCCTGTAAAACGCTGGGAGGCGTCGAAGACATTGACGGCGGTTTCGTCTTCCGAAAGTCGGCCGATGCCAAACGCGCCGCGGCCTTGCTGGGGCAGGAGTTCGAGGTGGCCCAAGAGCACGCCAACCGGCACACCACGCTCAAGGCCCACAAGGATGGCCGACTGATCGTGCAAGTCGAGCGTGAGAAGAGCGACCCAGCCTTGCTCGGCTGGCTGGACAAGAAGGGCAAGTGGACCAGGATTTTCGATGTCAAGACGGAACAGAAGGAAGACGATGCCCCCTGGCCGGAGCGAGTTGGATGCGATCATTCGTCACGTTGAAACGCCGGATGGGGACAATGCCGGCTGGTTAATCAGGAAGAATGGTGCATGGGGCGGCGAACCTTACGCCCATACAAGAATCGTCTTGCAACACAACGGCATCCCGAAGACCGAAGCGGAAGCAATCCTGGGTGGCGGAGTGTTGGCACCGTGGAAGCTGGTGAACTTACCGTTCCGGGAAGAGTATCCCGGCGGCCGGCAGTGGAACCGGAGCGCGGCGCAATTCAAGTGCAAACCCACCGAGTTGGCAGACGACGAGGTTCCGTGCCATCCCCACTGGGATTTAGTCGTCAACCACTTCTTTGGCAGCCTCACTCCGGCCCTCAAGGACCTGCCCTGGGCCATCGAAGCGGGAATCAAGACCGGCGGTGACTACTTTGACTGTGTATTGGTCTTGATCGGATCTAAGTTGTTTTGTAAAACGCCTTTCCGTTGGATGGAACCCACGGAAAGGAGGAAGCCATGGAACGGCGGTTTGCAGTGCGTTACGCGGAACTGA